AGTCGAAATAGAAAATGTAGAATCTGCAAGTACGCCATATTTAAAGGCAGTAGAGTTAGAAGCGGAGTTTAGATTTAATATCTGAGCACCACCAGCCGTATTGAGGATTTCTTTTGTAGCTTTTTCAACTTTTGTAACATCGCCAGTTGCATCATCTGGAAAACTAATTTCATGTAATTCACCAGGAACAATAGCAGCAGAGATATAGGGTGGCAATGCCTCTTCAAGCATACGATTGAAATACTGGATCATTATATCTGGATTAACTGCCCAATCATCTACATCATTTCCCATAGTTTTCATTTCAAGCCATACTAATTTATAAATATTAGCTGCCTGTTGAACTGCCTGATAATCAGAAGCATCCATAAGGTCAATTAGTGATAAGAATATAGGAGTGAGCACAGGAACAATTGTTTCCCAATCCTCTGACCTGAATTTAATACAGACATTATATTCTTCTGGAATTAGCTGATATTTTTCGTTTGTACTCTGATATGTGTTCCACATAGTATTGAATGGTTCACCCCAATATTCTAATAACTCTGAATTTCGCTTAAAGTAACTCATATCCATTGCACATGCGAATGAGCCATCAGGAAATACACCTGCAATTCTCATATACGATGGATCAAGTGGAAGAATAAACATTCCCTGTCCCTCTGTGTAATAAGCACATCCATAAAATGCATCTTCTCGAAGTGTTATAGAAGCAGCTTTACGAAACTCATAATTTAATCCGAGAGTATCTACAACATCGACTGTTTCCTGATACTT